CTTATAAATAACGATCACGGTGTTAAAGTAAAAGTTCTTGGCATGGGTAAAAAATGGAACGGGTACTTGGATAAATCCAAAGGTCTTTTAGAATATATAGAAACAAAACGCGACGACGATATAATTGTTTTCGTCGATGGGTTTGATACAAAAATAAATAAAGACATTTCAAACGTTAAGAGTCTTTTTGAGAGTTACGATTGTAAAGTACTCGTATCTAAAGATCCCGAACTTATGAACAAATTCGGTGAAATATTTGTTTTTGGTAATTGTAATGGTACTGACACAGCAAACGCTGGTATGTACATGGGTTATGTTAAATACCTTAAAATAGTATTAAAAGAGTCTATTCAAATGAAATGTAAAGATGATCAGGTTAATTTAAACATTTTATGTAAAAAATACGATTTCATAAAAGTCGATGATAAGGAACTAATTTTTAAAAATTTTAGTCCAATTGATAAAGAAGAAAAAGTAAAATCAATATTTATTTCTTTTCCAGCTAGCGCAAACAAAAGTCGGTGGTTTAGAATGTTAAAAGAATATAATCAATTTTATTACATTTACATTTTTTTAATAAATATTGCTTTACTCGCACTCTATCCCAAAAAACAAAACTATTTATTGGGTTCGTTACTATTTTTTACTACCTTTTACGTGTTTTACGCCGATAAAAGCTGTACAACTGATTAAAATACACAACAAAAACAATACTATATCTTCCACAGATACTTCGTAACCTAATACAGGTATTCGAAACATGCGATAATCTTTGTAGTGACAAGCGGTTTTTTCACCTCTATTCACTACCTTTTCTGTAATTTTATCATATATACCATAACAATACCTTTTATACCTATTTGAACTTATTTTACCACTCATTTTAGCGTTTTCATCCGTCCAAAACGAATTTTTATCGTCAATTTTTTTATCCAAGTTTTTCATTGTTGTTGTATCTATATCGTAATGAAAAGAATGTTTATGATTTATTATTTTTTCTGCACCTTTGCGTGTAATGAAATATGCCGCACTGGACCCAGATAATAAAACAGGTTTACTACCGTCTTTAGGGCACACACCGTCGCAATGTAAACTTAGATAATCCCAATCTATATTATCAAGTTTCTTTTCCAAATGAGCAACGTTAGTAAATAAAGGAAAAGCGTCGTCTTCCATTATTAAAGCAACTTCATACGGATCATTTTCTAAAAAGTATTTAAGTGCCTGTATATGACTATACGTACAACCAATAACAGATCTCGGCTTTAATAAAGGTGATGTTTGAACAAAATGTTTTTTTAATTCACTTTTTTCAATTTCTTCAAATCTATACCCACTTATACGCGTAGGATAAATACCAACCTCGTTAAGTTTCTTTTCCTGAACTTCGTATCGTTTCTTTTGCGAATCCAAATTTATAACGTACGTATTAAAGGTCATTTAAATATATAAATATTATATTTCACACTTAAGAGCGGCAAAAATAAGCCATGCAATAACATGATCGACAGTATAATGTTCTCTAGAAGCCACTGAAAACAAAGACGTTAGTATTGGCCATACCGGCCATAAAGGTGAACCTACGTAATACGATGATATTATATTAACCGTGGCGTGTCCGGAAAACATATAATCGTTACAAAAACCAAACGGTGGTTTTAATTTACATTCCTTAGACGAAGGTAACGTCGTTACGTAATTCGATAGCGCCCTAAACGTATACATCAAAGTGAACATTGTTAAAAATTTTTGACGCTTTGACGTTTTCCAAGAACCCCATGAAAAAAGAACAAAGAGTATAGGAATAATTAATGCATAATCACCCAAATGATCGTATTTTTGTAAATTTGGTAATAAATCAAATCCTAAATCGTATACAGGTTCGCCTTCTTTCACATTCCTTTTATACGAAACACTATATCCTATCAATCCATTCAAAAGTAGAGCTATTAAAAATAATATATAAATGAACATTGTTCTACTATATCCTGAGAATATATTTAAAAGTATAAGTTCAATACTAATTAATAATGAGTTTGAAAATCATAATGGGGAACATGTTTTCGGGTAAAACGTCCGAACTCGTTCGACGTTTAAAAAGGTACGAGGTTATAGGAAAAAGTATACTCGTCATAAACTCGAGTAAAGATACACGGTGTTTAGAACACGTTCTACGAACACACGATAACATGAAATTTGATTGTATAAAAACAAATAATCTTAACGAACTCAATTACGATAAAGTAGACATAATAGCCATAGACGAAGCGCAGTTTTTCATAGGGTTAAAAGTTTTTGTTAAAAAGGCACTTGGTGACAGTAAAACAGTTTTATTAACAGGTCTAGACGGTGATTATAAGCAGGATAAAATAGGTGAAATTTTAGATTGTATACCACTCGCTGATAAAGTTTTCAAATTATCAGCTATGTGTATGAAATGTATGGACGGAACACACGGTCCTTTTACGAAACGTATCGTTAATAGCGATAAGGTCGAACTCGTAGGTGGTAAGGAAATGTATGGCCGTTTGTAGAAAACATCTTTAGAAAAAAAAAATATTCAATTATACTAAATGGATACCCAACCCGAAAAAAGTGCCAAATTAACCGATGTTCAATTCTTTTTGTTTACCATGCCAGCTATAGTAACTTTAACATTAGCATTACTCATATTACTCGATAAACGTGCAAGACAAAACCCAGTAGCATATATATCCCTATTCTTATCTGGTACACACTTGTACCATCATTACACGCTCACAAGATTACAAAACAAGATAAAGTTATAAATAGTATAATATACAATTAAAAATGTTTATGATCGAAGAACCTTACGGATTATCACAATTTCAGTGTTGGTTAATATCACTCACACTCGGAATTGTTTTAATAAAAAGAAAACGTCGCGGTGAAAATTATCTTGATGAATTATAAATGAATGCGTTACAGGGAAAAGCACCTTTCATGAGCGCCGTATTTACAAATCTTATTTTTCAGGGTCTCGTCGCGTACCAATCTGCAAAAACCGTCATAGAAAGTCCATCGTATAGCGAATACATGGCTAGAAATGCACTGTTTAATTTACTCCTTTTACTAGGTTTATTTTTAGTACTCGTATTTGCTAAATTAAGTTTACCGTTTAAGTTTGGTCTATTCACGATCATATCGATTCTCATGGGTGCTTACCTTTCACCACAGGCTAATATAAAAGAGGCACTTTTAGAGGTCGTTACTATATTCATAGGTATGTTTATACTAGGTCTTCTTAGCGTCCAATTCGGGTTCGATCTAAGACCGCTCGGTATACTCTTATTCTTCGGTCTCTTAGCACTCATACTCTCGCGACTCTTTAGCCCCGGTGAAAAGAAATACGCAAAGATAGGGTCGTTACTATTTGCCTTATTCGTCGTTTTTGATACAAACAATATCTTAAAAAAGAATTACGGTGGTGATTTCATAGATGCATCGCTCGATTATTTCTTAGACATAATCAATTTACTCCAGTATAGAATGGACGATTAACATATTTTTCTGCTAAAGTTTTCCTTTAGTATAAAAATATATGTGAATGATAAGAATGAGTTCTAATAGAATTAATAATAATAATTCATCGAATAATAACAAAACCAATACAAATGAAAATGAAAACGAAACCATAAAACGGAGAAATAATAATAATGTTGGGTATAACCTTAATAAAAAAAGGTTAATATATAGACCAAAAACAAATATTAAAAATAATAAAATTAATAATAAAAATAGAAATAAAATTGTTAGTGCCAACGGTAAGGTTTATACTGGTAAAGTAAGAACGTTACCTTTAAAAAAAATAGTAGAAAAAAAATTTTTAGTTCCAGAAAGTACCACAGCGAACAACGTATATAGACAAAAAATGGGGAAGACGAAAAAATGGCAAAGGATTCACGTTTCTTCAAAAGTTCGTAAACCAATAAATAGAAATAGGGGTGTGGTAGCGACAAATAAGAAAAGTATACTCGCGACTTTCCCTAATAAGGTATCACAAACTAATATACGTCCAAATACCATTAAAAAGTTACCAAACAGATTAGGTGGATTTGTGAATCAGGATTTTAACACGCTTGTTAATAATGCTAATAATATATTTACAAGAGGTCTTAAACTAATATATAGTAAATCGGTGTATACCCAGATAATAAAATTTTTATCAAATAAAAATACAAACAGTCGAAAAGGAATAATTGCTAAACAAATAGAACAAATAAAAAATAATTACATTCCACTATCTGATAGTATGAAATCAAGAGATTTTAATAAGTATACACGAGGCGATACAAATTTTGAAATAGATTTCTTATTTCTTATATGGTTGGATTTAACACACGACGGATCAACAAAACGGACTTTTCAGGAATTCTTAAAATCAAATTTTAAAAACATATTCATAAAACGTGATATTACATTACCTCGTAGAAATACACCCATGATTAACAATATTTTAGGTTTATACACTACTGATACTGGTATTAAACAGGGTACTGATGGTATTATATCTAAACAAGGTACGGGGAGTTGGGAAAAAACAATTAAACATAATTTAGATCGTATATTTGAAATAAATGAAGGTATTAGTATCTTATCCACACAAATAAATGTGAATTCTATTAAGTCAAACGTTACTAATCCTTTATTAGTTCATATTGATTCTGAAAGTGACAGGGGTGTAATAACAAAATTACAAGAGAGAAGTAAATTAGGGGATAAAAGGAAAATTATGAAATTTAACAATATAACTAATCTAATCGATCCAGGTGTTTATAAATCCGATTCTTTTAAATCTGAACTATCTCCATTTCTCACACAAAACTCACCAAAATCTCGTCACTATTGGAATTTTGACGAAACAAATTTTAAAATTGGAAATCTATGGATGAAACCAACATTAAATGACACTTATATAATAAATAATGGTAATCGTGAAGTAAATGCTGGTGTGTCCAGAGCACAAGCGAACGCGGCAGCAAATACAAATATTAATACCATGCTTGGAAAATTTTTAGGTGATTTTGCACAAATATTATTCTTAGCTAATTTGAGTCAATCAAAACCAGGTGTAGCACTAGGAACTAACGATGCTATGATGTCAGCAATGTATATTTTTATATTTACGCGTTGTAAAATTCGAAATCCACCACTTTTAATAATAGATACCGGTGAAAATAATAGTGCACTTTTTTACGGGTTTAATAATAGTAATTATATAAATTTAAGTAAAGGTGTTAAAAATACGAGCGTACATAAAATTAAAACAATTCAAAGAGCCCCTAATACCAATATGACTATGCGTAATAACAGGTTTCCATCATCGTCTAAACGAACTAGAACAGTGTCAAAACTTACTACGATTAACGAAAATTTTAATTCACCATCACCACAAACTATTAAAAAACGTAAAACTAATACTCCCCCTTCCCCTCCTAAGAAACGAACTTTATGGGAAAAAACGAAAAAGGCGTTGTTCAAAAAGAAAAAATAATTTTATAACTATATAATAAATGACCCGAGTTCGTTTAAAAAAGAGTCCAAGACTTGATAAAAAGTTCCGCATCACGTTTGAAAACGAACGTTACGTTGATTTTGGCGCGAGGGGGTACTCAGACTATACACTACACAAAAATCCTATGCGAATGCGTTCTTACGTAACGAGACATGGCGGATTCGTTCCACATATGGTTCACAAACAAACCGATCCTAAACTTGTTCACGTAAACATGCTCGATGTTACTAAAAGCGATACAGAAAACTGGGGTAAAACAGGTATCTATACAGCAGGGTTTTGGTCGAGGTGGCTTCTTTGGAGCCAACCTACTTTGGAAAGTGCTAAAAAAACAATGACTAAGAAATTTGGTTTAGTTTTTCTTTAATACCACGTTTTTTAAGATTCGCTTTCAAAGCGGTCATCAAATTCGCACGAGGGTTACGTACCATGGAAGGACGTGGAGGTGGAGGTGGAGGTGGTGGAGGAACAGGTACACGTCGAACTGGCGTTACTGATTTATTCTTTGGTTTTGGTACTCCACCCATGTTTTTAAATAGGGATCTACACGTACGTAAAAGTTTTTTTGTCTCTCGGACCTGTATTTCCAAAGCCGGTGCTTGTCGTCTTTGAATTTTCATACCGAGTTCCTTTTCAGATAAGGGTACGCGTTTACCCTTAATCTTTTTTGTTACGCGAATACCAAGTCGCTTCGCTTCAGCTTTTAATGAATCAATCTTCATTTATATTAACCAATAAAATTATATTGACGTACTATAAAGATGGATCGTTTACAGAAAATTTTATTTTTATGTTTTTTATGTATAATAGTATCTATGATAAAATACTATAAATGTGAATGTCTCGTATTACAAAATATAACAATTGGGGGTAAACCTATAGAAAAATGTTCAAAAGTGTGTAAAACTAAGGGAATGGTTATGGATGGAATTTCATGTATGATTTCTTTATCGTGTTGTTTTATAATTTTATTTTCTAAATATTAGTATTTAAAAAAAGTTGTCCGTTCTATACATTGTAGCCTGGAATGAACCCGTTTGTCCTAAAACCGAAACGGATTCATTCCCATAGAATTCTTGACATCCAATATCTTCCATACAATCGCGTGCGTTGTGAGTAATAGGAAGCGGATATTTCTGATCACCTGGTGTGACCGTGTAATAATGGTACCTGTCGCGTCTCCCACGAACCTCTTTACCGTACAAAGGTAAAGTTTCCTCATCCGCTCCTGTAAGTATTCCCATTTGTTGGACGTGTCCGGGTTTGTATTGTTTGATTGGTGGATCTCTATATTCCGTCTCTATTGGAACACGTACTGGTACTTGAACTGGTACTTTAACTGGTACCTGAACTTGAACTTGTTCTTGTTTCTTAATAATTATAGGGTTATAAATTTGGTACACAATAACTGCGATAAGTAAGATTACAGTAACAATTAAAATTTTTGTTTTATTCTTATTAGTAATCTTCATTTATATCTACGTATATTTTTTATTTGTTCTAAACAATGGAGAAAAGTCAATTCGTTTTAATCTAAACTGCACAAGTAACCATAAAAAGAATAAAATACTTTTTAGTAAATTATTCGCAGATGTATCATCCATTT